AATATTAGTGACAAAGAAACAGAAAAGAAAACCGGTCAACCTCCAAGAATTTATGTGTTTAGAATTTTACCTTACAAAGTACACGAAGCAAAATTTTTATCACCTGACAAAATACCATACGGTATTAGAGCATTAAAAGCACAGGTATGTAAAGAATACAATTATATCTACAGTGGCAAGAACGAAGATATTCTTAACTTTAATATTAACTTAGACAACAGTTTCTTTAAAAGCATTTCGCCAGGTGTATTACCTAAACAGAATATTGCTGATGCAACCAAAGAGGGAGAAAACCCACAAGAAAAAGTTGAGCAAACTCCAGCGGATAATGATCAAGTAATTTCTGGCAAAACTCAAGCAGTTATTGAAAACAATTCAAGAGCCGCAGGTGCTGTAAACGTTGATGATATGCGAATTGAAATTGCAAGACGTTTCAATGATGCCATTGTAAACTCCAACGTTGACTTAATTACTATTGAGATGGAAATTTGGGGAGATCCTTACTATATTGCTGATAGCGGTATTGGTAACTACAACTCAGAAAATACAGAATTTATTAACATTGATGCTGACGGAAGCATAGATTACCAATATGGTGAAGTGGATATACAAATTAATTTTAGAACACCAGTTGATTACAAAGCCAACGGTATGATGGGATTTCCAGATGAAACTATTGCAGTAGATGCCTTTAGTGGATTATACCAAGTAACTATAGTAAAAAATTCTTTGTCAAACGGTGAATTTAAACAAACACTTGAATGTGTTAGAAGACCTAATCAGTATACCAAGAAAGCCACTGCACAGGCAGGCGAAAAAACAGCACAAGAAATTAAAGTTGACAGCGCCGGCAGGATACAAGGAGGAACATAATAGATGGGACAAGATAAACGTACCGCTGGCAGTGAAGTCCATCTTAGTTATGGACCGTATATTGGTCGAGTTATTGGACACCTTGATCCTAATTATCAAGGGTCGCTTGAAGTACAACTATTAAAATTCAACACAAGTAACAACCAAGGACAAGAAGGTCAGACATTTAAAGTTAGATATGGCGGCCCTTTTGCAGGACAAACACCTGCGTCAGCAGTTACTAAAAATGATGGATACAAATATTCGCAACAAAGTTATGGTATGTGGATGACACCGCCAGATATTGGCACACAGGTTATTGTTGTGTTTGTTGAAGGACAAGCAAACCTGGGTTTTTGGATCGGTTGTGTAAGTGACAACTACATTAACTTTTCAATGCCTGACAGAGTTGCAACAAGTTTCTATGCAGGAAGTCCTACAGGCCAAGGAGCAAAATTATCCGTTGGTAACACAGGCAAAGCAGTTGTAGGTGAAATTAACAAAAAGAATCTCGCAGACAACAAAGGTAACGACCCAACAAAATATAAAAAACCTATCAATGAAGATTGGATGGATATCCTTTGGGGCATGGGATTAGATTCAGACGGAACAAGAGGATTAAGTTCAGCAAGTGCAAGACGTGAAGTACCAAGTATGGTATTTGGTATTTCAACTCCAGGACCATATGACAAACGTCCAGGTTATGTTAAAGCCAAATACGGTTCCGCAGGAACACAAGCGGATATTCCGTTCGGCCGCCTCGGCGGAACGCACTTTGTTATGGACGACGGTGATGACAAATTTTTACGTAAAGGTTCCGCGTCTACAACTGGAAAAGAATATGCAAGTGTAGGCAAAGGCGAAAAAGATGGTTTGCCACAAATACCAGCCAATGAGTTAATGCGTATCAGAACAAGAACAGGACATCAAATACTGTTTCATAATTCAGAAGACTTAATACGTATAGATCACGGCAGTGGTAACAGTTGGATTGAAATGAGTGCTAATGGCAAGATTGATATCTATGCAAAAGATTCTATTAGTATGCACACTGAAAACGATCTAAACATTACTGCTGATAGAGACATTAATCTTCATGCAGGACGTAAAACAAATATATTAAGTGAAAGTGACATTCAAATTGAAACTGACACTAACATGACTACATTGGTTAAAGGTAATACCAAGTTAACTACTACCAAAGACTATGATGTTAACACAGGTGGACACAATTGGTTTACAGCAGGAGGCCCAACCGATATCTTAAGTGGAGGCAACCATACAGAGACCGCACCGAACATTCACATGAATGGGCCGCAGGCCGCTACCGCTGTCGCTGTAACTCCGTTAAGCACACACGTACTTCCTGGCTTAACCGCTACCGCGGTTGCTTCGCTTCACAAACGCTTACCACAGCACGAGCCGTGGGGACACCATGAAAATGTAGATCCAACAAATTACACTGCAATAATGACAGATCGTGATAATGATGCACTACTGATCTCGTTACCAGATCTTGACACATTGCCAGATACATTTAAAAAGGACGGTGCGTAATAGCACATAAATATTGATATGAGTAGTTTAGAAAAAGACACAATACAGAATATTAAAGTTAAGGAATCTAACAAGCAAAAGCCTATTGTAAAACAACAGACTTACAGAGGTTTAAGCACAGTAAATCCTGACAATCTATCATATACTTTGTATGATATTGGGTTGATTAAACAAGACTTACTAAACCACTTCCATATACGTCAAGGAGAAAAATTAGAAAACCCCGAATTTGGAACAATTATTTGGGACGTTTTATTTGAACCGTTAACTGAGAATCTAAAAGAAGCAATAGCAGACAACGTTACAACTATTATTAACAGTGATCCAAGGATTAATGCTAATAGAGTCATTGTTGACCAGTATGAAAGTGGTATACAGATTGAGTGCGAACTACAATACCTACCATATAACATCTCTGAGCAAATGAAGTTACAGTTTGACCAACGCAACGGCTTCTTAGATTAGAGAATTAAGTACTCTGTTAACACAAACAAATAAATACTTATAACAAGGAAAGCATAAATGTCAACAACAGATAGACAAAATAGATTACTACTTGCAGAAGACTGGAAGAAAGTATATCAAACATTTAAAAACGCAGACTTTAAGTCGTATGACTTTGATAGTCTACGTCGTACAATGATCAACTATCTGCGTGAAAATTATCCAGAAGATTTCAACGATTATATTGAGTCCTCAGAGTATCTTGCACTTATTGATTTAATTGCATACTTAGGTCAAAACCTTGCTTTCCGAGTAGACCTAAATGCAAGAGAAAACTATTTAGAGTTAGCAGAACGTCGTGAGAGTATTTTACGTTTAGCGAGATTGCTTTCCTATAATCCTAAACGTAATCAAGCATCAAACGGTTTGCTAAAATTTGAAAGTGTAAGTACTTCTGAGGACATTTTCGACAGTAACGGTGTTAATCTTGCTAATCAAACTATTGTTTGGAATGATCCAAGTAATCCTGATTGGGCAGAACAATTTAGAAAAGTTCTAAATGCAACACTTCCTGAAAATGCTATTGTTGGTCGACCTGTTAAAAAGTATGACATTAATGGTATTACAACAGAACAGTATCGTTACAATGCAACAAATACAAATCTACCAGTTTATAGTTTTAATAAAAACATTGGTGAAAAAAATCTTGTATTTGAAGTAACATCAGCAGGTATTACAAAAGACAAAATTTACGAAGAAGATCCATTACCAGGTAACAGTCTTGCATTTTTATATAGAGAAGATGGCAAAGGTGCTGGAAGCACAAACACTGGATATTTTTTACACTTTAGACAAGGTGTTTTAGACAACGGTGTTTTCACAGTTAATAATCCTACAGCAAATCAAACAGTTGCAATTGATGCCACAAACATTAACAACTCAGATGTTTGGTTATACAAGTTAGATTCAAACGGTAACGAAGAAGCGTTATGGACCAAAGTAGATGCTGTTGAAGGTAACAACGTAATCTACAATAGTTTAAGTAAAAATCAAAGAGACATTTATACAGTTCTAACAAGAATTGAAGATAGAATTAGTTTATTATTTGCAGACGGTACATTTGGTAATTTGCCTAAAGGTAAATTTAGAGTTTACTACAGAAAATCAATTGGTAAAAAGTTTTCTATTCAACCTGAAGAAATGTCAAACATTACTATTTCTGTTCCTTATGAAAGTAGAGCAGGAAGTAATGAAACATTGAATATTGTTGCATCATTAAAATATACAGTTGATAATGCAAGTGCTCCAGAAACAAATCAAAGCATTAAAGAAAATGCTCCGTCAACATTCTATACACAAAATAGAATGATTACAGGTGAAGATTATCAAGTTGCTCCAAGAGCAATTAGCCAAGAAATTATTAAGAGTAAAAGTATTAACAGAACATCAAGCGGTATTAGCAGATACTTTGATTTAATTGACTCAACAGGAAAGTATTCAAGTACTAATATTTACGGTAACGATGGTGCAATTTACAAAGAAACGTTTGATAAGAAAATTAACTTTTCATTTGTAACAAGAACAGATGTTGAAGGACGTATTGAAAATACAGTACAACCTATTTTACAAAATATATTAATTAGAAACTTTTATCTTAGCGAGTTTCCTAAAACTTCTGCAACTGACTTAAATGCTACATGGACACAAGTTGCAAGACAAACAAATAACTCCAGTGGTTATTTAAAAGACACTCTTGACATTATATTAACTACAGGAACATTTACTGGTAGTACATTAAGATATATCGAACCAGGTGCACTTGTAAAATTTATATCACCTGCAGGTCAACACTTTATGACTAACGACTTTAATAAGTTGATGGCTGGACCTGCTGATCATCCTGATTCAACAAATGTTCTTTGGACAAAAGTTGTTCAAGTAAACGGTGACGGAACAGAAAATTATGCCGATGGTCAAGGACCTATTATCTTTAATGATGTGATCCCAACAGGTGCATTACTAAGTGAAATTAAACCTAAGTTTGCAACAGCACTTACAGCAGATGTAATTTCGCAAATGATTGATCAAATTTTTGCTTATAAGACATTTGGTTTACGTTACAGTCTTACAGATAGACAATGGCGTGTGATTCTAAACAGTAACCTAAGTATCGGAAATGCATTTAACACAGGTAGATCAGGCGATAGTTCAAATCAAAATTTAGATTCAAGTTGGATCTTATTATTTGAAACCGATGGTGAAAAATACACTATTACATATAGAGGTGTACGTTACATTTTTGAAAGTGACAAAGAAGTAAGATTTTACTATGACGAAACTGATCAAATTTATGATAGCAGATCGGGTAAAATTATAACAGACAAAATTAACTTATTATCTATTAATAAGCAACCGGATAAAGTAGATCCATTTACTTTAGACAATCCTTGGCAAATTACAAAAGAATACAGAGATGAAGAAGGTTATGTTAACAGCAAGAAAGTTGAAATAAGTTTCTTTGATAGCGATGCTGACGGTGTAATTGATAACCCAGATGCATTTACAACTTTTGTTGCGCCTGAAACTAATTCATTGACAAAGTGGGTGTTTGCAAAAGAAGAAATTACAAACAATCAGTCAACTAACTTTAACTATGTTGATGCTCAAGCCGAGGGCATTAGAGTTTACGCAACAGAAACAGCAACTGGTCCGTTATCTGTATTTGATAATGGTACAATATTTTATTTTGTAGACGTTGATGTTTTCAAACAATATTCGTCAACTACAGGTCAATTAAGTTTGATAACAAATTATAAAGCATACAAAGGAAGAGATAAAATTAAATTCCAGTATGTTCACAGTGCAGATGAAAACAATAGATTAGATCCAAGCAGTACAAATATCATTGACACTTATCTATTAACATCGACATATGATAAACAGTTTAGAGAATATCTAAGTGGTGTTCGCGAACAAACACCTTTGCCACCAAGTTCGGACAATTTGTTCCAATCATTTGGTGCAGACATTAACAAGATTAAAAGTATTAGTGATGAAGTAATTTATCATCCTGTAAAATA